CGGGGGGGGGTACTTTTAGAAATTTATTTAAAAATTCTTCTAATTGTATCTTATACCCTAAGAAAAATGGGAGTACGGTATGCTAAAAATATTCGGACTAAAAAACGGTACAAAATTACAGCGTAAAGATACGTTTTTCCAATATTCAACTGAGGAACAATTTACTGGTGAGTATTGGCTTGATGGCAAAAAGATTTATCAAAAATCTTACAATTTAGGGACTATTAATGCTTTTAGAAAAATAGAAAATATCGCTAATTTTGATAGAAATATAAGATATGAATTTTCAATGAGAGCTAACGATAAAATAAGCGGTGTAAATGGTATAGTAAACACTGACTTATTTGTCACTACAGGTGGAGATGTTTACATCAACACTAATGGAAACACTAGATACGATGTAGTATTGACATTATGGTACACGAAAAATTAGAAGAACAAATTTCTAAAAGTCATAACTTATATGGCAAGAACAAGTAAAAATATAGAATTTATAAAAGATAAAGTTGGAAAGTTGTTTATTAAAGCAAATTCAATCGTAACAAATGATAATGTATCTATAGAAGATAAAATTAAAGTTAGAGAAATTATAGTTTCTGGGAATACGGGCAGTGGTGCAGCTTTTGCGACAGAAATAGATGCTACAAAATACGTGGTACTATGCTGTTATCCTACAAATGATATAACATACAGTGTTACTCCATTTGTTATGAACAACAGATATTATTTTAGTGTTTCCATAGCAACTTTTATTGTAAATGATAAATATGGAATGTTGGGTGTTTTTAATACTAATGTTGAGATTAAAGTATTTTATATAAACAAATAACGAAGGTGAGGAAAATGAAAAAAATGAATGTTTTAAACAATATGAATTACATGGACACATACAATGCGATTACTGGTGCGGTAGTCGCTTTTTTAAGCTTTATTTTTGGAGAACATTGGTTTTTGTTTGCAGCGTTTCTTGTTCTTAATATAATTGACTGGTTTACTGGTTGGATGAAATCAAGAATAGCTCAAAAAACTAATAGTGCAGCTGGATGGAAAGGTGTTCTTAAAAAAATTGGATATTGGATCATGGTTCTAGTTGCATTTATGACTAGTGCTCTTTTTATTGAAATTGGTAAATCTATTAATATCGATTTAGGAGTTACAACTTATTTAGGATGGTTTGTATTGGCCTCGCTATTAGTAAATGAAATTAGATCGATTTTAGAGAACTTTGTAGAAGCAGGTTATAACGTACCAGCGGTTTTAACAAAAGGATTAGAAGTAGCAGACAAATTAATTAACAAAGAAAGTGAGGAACAGTAATATGAACGAAAAAGAATTCATTGAATTATGTAAGAAAGAGATTGTTGAGTATACGAATGAACATCTTGATAAAACGGATAAAAAGCAAATTACAGAAGTTGATGTGTTTGTGGTATGGAGTTGTAAAACATTGCAAAATAACAAAGCTTTATTGTCTACAACTGTTAGTGATGGAATGTACTATGAATTAACATATAACGGTGATAAAAATGAAGTGTATTTCGATGCTTACAAAAAATGGGAAAACAAATGCATTAAATTGGAGGATAAATAAAATGACAACAGTAAAACAATTATTAGACTTAGCAAGAGCGTGGATTGGATGTAGAGAAAGCGATGGGTCTCATATGGAAATTGTTAATGTATATAATTCTTATACACCATTACCACGCAATTATAAAGTTAAATCGAATGATAGCTGGTGTATGGTATTTATTTCAGCTTTGTTTATTAAGGTAGGGCTTGCAAATTTATGCCCGCTTGAATGTTCTTGCGGTAAAGCAATTGAAAAAGCTAAAGAAATGGGTATCTGGGAAGAAAACGGGGCTATTACTCCTAACGTAGGAGACTTAATTATGTATGACTGGGATAAAAAGGATGGATGGCCAGAACATGTCGGTATCGTAGAAAGCGTTAATGGTAATACATTTACAGTTATCGAAGGTAATAAAAATGATGCAGTAGGACGTAGAACTGTAACTGTGGGAAGTGCAAGCATTCGTGGATTCGTTAAGCCTATGTACGATGGTGCTACACCTAATGTTAGTGATACTCCACAAGCTGAAAATGACGTTGATACAACTGTAAACTATAAAGTAAAGGTAAATACACCAAGCGGTGTAAACTGTCGTAATGCTCCAAACGGTGCAAAGGTTAAGGCTTATGCCAATGGTACAGAATTAACTATCTCTAAAGAGAAAATTGGTTGGGGCTATACAGGTGAAGGCTGGGTGTCTTTGCAATATTGCACTAAAATTCAAGACAGTGTAGCACAAAATTTAGGGACTTATGAAGTAATTGCTAGTGATTTAAGTGTTCGTACTGGTCCTGGAGAAAATTATAGAAGAAAAACATATAATGAATTAACAGTTGATGCAAAAAAACATGATTATGATAAAGACGGATGTCTAAACAAGGGTACGCGTGTTACTGTAAAAGAATGGAAAAACGGATTTGCTCGTATTCCTAGCGGATGGGTAAGTGGCGATTATCTAAAAAAGGTATAGTAATGAAACGTATAGAAGTATCTGTTTTAGCCGCTCTAGCGCTATTATCATTATTACTAGGAATTGCCCTAGTACAAGAAAAACAAACCACTAGAAACCTAAAAACCAATCTAGAATTAACAAAGAAGGAACTCTATGATGCTAGAGGTGATAGAGATTATTATCAAGGACAGTATAAAAAATATTACGAACTGTCCGAAGAACTTCAAAATCAGATGGGTGTTTATGCTTATTAA